GGAAAGAGTTGGGTAGAGAGCTTTAACAACTCTCTCTCTTTCAAACCAGTCTACAGTTATCTACGTGATCATTTTGGGTACACCGGATTAATTCCGATTTCCCATAGTAACTTTGATCCCGAGGCTTTTGATAGCCCAGGTGAGATTTCTGTAATCCAGGAACGGGGATTTAAAGCCCGCGTTGTCGCAATGCCATCCGCAGGTATCCAAGTTGCCCTTACGCCTTTTGCCAAGGCTTTGGACAGGATACTGAGAACCCTTCAGGAAGATTGTACTCACAATCAAAGCGAAGGTGCAGAGTATGGCCAGATGCTGTTACAAAATGGTGTGACAGTCCATGCTGTTGATTTATCATCAGCAACCGACAGGTTTCCTTTCAGCCTTCAAGCTGTTTTACTTGAAGCGTTGGGGTTCGATGAAGAGATACGCCTAATAAGGTACCTCCTAGAGGAACCTTGGGTAATCACGAATGATACACTTACCAACGAGAATGGTGGTAAGCTAATTTATTATGGTACAGGCCAACCGCAAGGTATGGCTGGTTCCTTCCAAATGTTCGCACTGACACACAACTTTGTGTTGCGATGTCTATGCAATGAACTAGGTATAGAACCTGATATCCATAATGGGTATCCATTCCGCGTATTGGGTGACGATGTTATAATTGGTGATGACCAATTACATGCACGTTACCTCGGTCTAATGCAAGAACTTCACGTTCCGATTAGTACGCAAAAATGCGTGTCTTCCAACCAACTAACAGAGTTCGCCGGATTTGTAGTCATCTCAGGCTACAAACCATTCCGGCCTGCTAAGGTACCGAATTCATCCCTAGAGAATGGTTTTATGAACTATCTCTCTATAATGGGACACAAAGGTACCAAGCAACTTCCATCACGTATCCGAGCTTTTGCAAGGGCACTAATGGAGTTACCAGAAATTGATGGGGGCCTTGGGTTTAACCCTTTAGGCAAGTCCGCATCAATAAGGCGTCTGGAGTTTCAGGATCGACTGTTAAAGGTCGGGTTCCCGAATACTAAGAACGTAATTCCATCATTATTGAGAACAATGATGGTCAACAGCGTCTGTAAAGACGCATGTGTATGGCTGTACGACCAGTACAGCACGTTAAGTAGAGACTTACGTCTTGACCTAGGTCAATTAGGAGGGATGCCGACAGACATTCCTACATTCTACTACCAGTTGCTCACCTCGGATGATTACCAGGGTGATGTAACATTGTCAAAAGATCCATTTAATGGTCATGTTGACGATTCAGAAAATGTCAAAAAGGGTTCTATGAACTCTATAGACAGGCTAAATAGTCGTTATGAGATCCAACA